GCGCAGGCCCTGCTGCAGATCTTCCGCCACATCAGACGTAACGGTGATGGCGTCCTGATAGGTCTTGGTTGCCGACTGGGTAGCCCGATTGAAGGTGTCTTGGCTGATGGCGCCCTGGTCCAGAAGCGATTTCAGTTCGGCCAGGGTGGCTTGGTAAGATTCCAGCGGCGTCTGCAGGTTTTCCGTGATGGACTTCCCGCGGGCCATAGCTGCCGACCATTCGGCCGTGGCCTGCTGGTCCGCTTGCTGGGCTGCCTGCAATCCTGCGGTGGCGATCGCCGCATTGTTCAATTGCTCAACCATGGCAGCAATCTGGGTGCCGGCGGGGCTGTCCCGCTCCACGCCTGCCTTGTTCAGCCACTGAGCCAGCAAGGATTCTTCTGCCGATTGGTCCAAGGCCGCCACCTGCGCCTGCAGGTCGGACAGCGCCTTGGTCAATTGTTCGGCTTTCTTCTGGGCGTCTGACTGGCCGGTATCGGTGCTGATGGTGATTGGAGTTACCGGCGTATTCTGGTTTGCAGCCCGCTGCTGCAGTTCATTGATGCGTTTGAAAGTGGCATCAATTTCGCCGTTGATCCGCTTAATCTGGGCTTCCACGGTGGACTGATTATGGAAGATATCACCGCGGCGGTTCAGGTATTTCTGCATTTCCTCATTCAAGGAAAACAGCTTTTCCTCTTGCTCGCGCAGGCTGCTTTCATCATACAGCCCCAGCATCTTGCGAATTTCGGCGGTGATCTGCATGGCGCCGGCAATTACCTTGCCGGTGGCTACCGTCACCTTGGTTCCCAGATCTTCCCACGCCTGGTTGGCGGCCGCCAGCTGGGCCACCGTTTCATTACTCATCACTTCCCCGGCATCGCGTGCTGCCGTCGCATACTCGCGCAGGCCGTCGATGCCATCGGATAGCGCCGGCACCAGCTGCGGGCCGGCTTTGGCGCCCAGCAATGTGGCCGCAGCGGCGGCGCGCGCTGCCGGGTCAGGCAGTGCCTTGATAACTTCCGCCAGGTCACCCAGAACATCTTCCGCACCGCGCGCGCGGCCTTGGCCGTCCAGGAAGGCGATTCCCAGGCCCTTGAACTTGTCCTGGGCGGATTTGCTGCCCGTCGCGGCCTCGCCAATCGTTCGGTTCAGCGTCTGCAGGGCCAGCTGCAGTTTGCCGGCTTCAATGCCGTTCTGGCGGCCCATATACTGGAATTCCTGCAGGGCTTCCGTAGAAAGGCCCAGCTGGTTTGCCATATCCAGTAAATCATCAGCCGTCGCGGCTGCTTTGAAGCCCAGCTGCACGAGTTCATTGACGCCAAGAGCCAAGCCCAGCGCGCCCAACGCACCGCGCAGCTTGCCCACCGCGCCGCCCAGCCCGTCAAATGAGCCCTCAATCTTGGCCAGGCGGCTATCCACCTTGTTTCCGAACTGCTGCACGGTGGTGTCTGCGCGCTGCAATTCCCGGCGTAGACCTTCCGTGGTGGGGTCAAGCACCAGCAGCAATTCTTGGGTGGTTGCCATGCCTGGTTACTCCCCGCCGTTATGCAGTTCGGCAAGTGCTTCCGCTGCCGCATGGAATTCATGCGGGGTCGATTCCCAGAATTCGGCCGGCGTCCAGTGAAGGATACAGACGGCAAATCCCATCATGCGGCGGATGGTGTGGATCTCTACTTTCCGTCCGCCGCTTCGCCTTCCCCCGGCGTGGCGCCACCGTTCAGGGCATTGGTGAGAAAGTCCGAGACAGAGCGGATAAGGTCAGGATTTGCCAGCCCAGCCCGAACGATGGATTCGCCCACCTTGTCCAGCTGAACGCCCTTTTCGCCGGCGCCGCGCAGGCCAGCGGCGACAATTGCGGCAAGTTCCGTTGCACGGTAGCGCGCCACGGATACTTCCCGGATCAGCACCATGATTGGCTTGTCGGTTGCCGCCTCAATCTCGGCAATCGCCTGCCAGGTCGGGCGCAGCACCCAGCTGCGCCCGTCCAGCATGATGGTGACTTCCCCGCGTTCGGGGTTGTGCAAGGCCGCTTGCGTCATGTCACCTGGCCCCCGTTATGCCGCGTAACACATTTTGGCGCGGATCGAATTCGCCAGGGACAGCGAAAATTCGGTTGCGCTATCGTCGCCGCCGCCTTCCTCGAAAGTGCCAATGGACCATTGGCTGACCCAGAAATCCCCGGCTTCGTTCATCACCACCCTGGCCCAGATCCTGTTGCCGGCGGCCCAGGCATCGCGGACGAACTTCAGGCCGGCGGTGTCCGGCCAGTTGATGATGCCGCTGGACTGCACGGAAGCTTTGCGCGTGCCGGTAATGCTGCTGCCCCAGCCGCCCGTGGTCTTGTCGCTGGTGTCGATATCGGAAGCGCTGCCCTGGAACCTGGTGTTTTTCTCGCCGCCGATCTTGCTGAACTTGTGAATCTTGATGGTGACCGCCGGGCCGGCCGCTTCCACCACCGGCGTAACATCCAGGCCGTTTACATCGATCGGGTTGGCGAAAGTCACGGTGAGCGCCACCACCGTTTTGACCTGTGCAAAGAACCTGTTGGCGGCATTCGCAAAGCCGCTCACCTCGACCATGTCGCCAACCTCGACCTTGGGCGAGCCGGAAGTGAAATCGCCACTGGACCTGGTCAGGGTGGTGGCGCTGCCGATGCCGTAAACGCTGCCGGAAAGCGTGCCCACGCCGCCGTCAGAAACCTGCAGCAGGCACTTGCTGCCATGCTCTTTTGCCATTTCTCAGTCTCCGTAGTTTGGACGGGGCAGCGCCCCTGGGTTATCCGCTATGCCGCCTCGATGCGGATTCGGTAACGCGCAAGCGCGTGGTGGGTGATGCCGTCAGGGTCCATCGCTGTGGTGGACATATCGAAAAGGCACCAGGTCACCTTAAAACCTGGAACTGCCAACGGTTGGCGGTGTAGCAGCTGATAGACCAGGCCAAGGATGGTTTTGGCTTCCTTGCTGGTGCGCTTTCTGGACCAGGCGTGGAATGTCGCCAGAAACTCCATTGCTGCATCAGCTTTGGTATCATCAGGGGCCGCTATCAGTTCCCCAACGGTAAGGCGCGGAAATGCGGCATCCTGGGGCGCCTGTATGTCATAGACGGCCGCGCCCACGTTGCCGGCCAAGGCGGCATAAAGCGCATCATTGAGTGGCACGGTGGGGTCAAGAGCCACGGCTAAACACCTTGGTTAAGGCCTCGGCTATCGCATCACTGACCGCTTTGATGGTGTCAGCCTTGTGGGCCATGAATGCCGGCGTCAAGAACGGCTGCGCAGGAATGTTCACGGTGCCATCTTCCAGATATCGGCCATAATAGCCTTTGCGGTTGGCGCGCTTGCCGATCAGGCCAACGCGCGCGGAAAGCCCGTCGCGCTGGATCCGCATAGCCAGCAGGCTTTCAAGGTTTCCGGTGTCTTTGGGCACCAGTTGTTTTGCGGTATCGAGCATCAAACCAGCACCCGCGGCCAGGGCTGATTTGATGCCGCTGCGGGTTTCTTCTGGCAGACGCCGCAAGCGGCGCCTGGTCAGATTGATGCCCCGCAAGCCAGAACGTCTTGCCATCAGTCGCCTACGCCAGATTCTGCAGTCAGGACGATTTCGCCGCCGCCGCGCCCGGCGGGCGCCACACTGCGAATATTCAGAATGGCGCCGCCGGCACTATCCCAGCGCAGCCGTTCCCTTGTGGTCACTGTCTGGCTGCGCATTTCCAGGCGGTACTGGGCAACGGGCTGCAGCTGGGCCGCTGCTTGCTGTTCACGCGCCGAAATCGGCCGCACGGCCGCAAAGGTGCTGCGCACGTCCGACCAGGTCACTGTCTTGCCGCCCACGGAATCAGTGGTTTCAATCGGCGTCTGGATGGTGACCAGCTGATTATACTTGCCTGCGTTCATCAGCCCACCCACCTGCCGCCGATATCGACCACCAGCGGGCGCAGCAAGTTGTGCGCCGCGTTCGGCACATCGCCTTGGCTGCGATTGTCGAACCATTCGGCAATCATGGTCGCCGCTGCGCGCTTGATCAGTGCGGGTACATCCGCCGCTGCTTCCCAGCCCGCCACAAACTCAATCTTGATAGCGCCCGGCACAATGCGAACTGAAGGCCAGCTGGTGCCGTAGGCCGGAAAGACTATCGAGGGGGATTCGCCTCGCGCGATCACCAGATATTCTTCAGGGTCCAGCGTCTGGGTGACCCCATCAGGATCCACATAGCTGATAGTGTTGATTTGCTGAAGCGGCGGCAGGGGAACGCTTATCGAGTGATCGCCATCCGGCCAGCAGTCCAGCAGCATTTCCCAGGTGCTGGTGAAAATGGCCCGCCCCAATAGCCCGCGCGGGCCATTGACGGCATCAAAAGCGCCCTGGATAAGCTCCTGGATCAGCGCATCTTCCACATTGTCAGTGACGCGCAGCTGCGCCTTGGCGGCCGCCAAGGTGACCAGTTCCAGTTCGGCCGCTGGCGGCTCTTTCAAGGTCAGGCTGCGCATCATCGGGTTCCTACTTGCCGGCCGCTTCCTGGCGCGCCTTCACTTCGGCGGCAATCAGGTCAATGGCGGCATCGCGCTTGGTGACTTCCTCGCCCGCCAACTGGCCAGCCAGGGCAAGCAATTCTGGTTCAGGAAGGTCCGTCTAGTTGTCGGGAATTTCGACGGCAGCGCGGGCTGCAGCGGCCGCCGCCGCCTGGCGCTTTTTCAGTTCGGCATTGATGGCCGCCATGGCGCCGCTGCGCTTCTTGACTTCCTTGCCGGTGATCGCGGCTGCCAGGGCCAGCACGTCTGCTTCCGGCAGTTCCGCCCAATTCTCCGGGATGGCGACGGGACCGGGCGCCGGGTTGCCAGCGACATAGGCCGACGCCTTGGCGTGATCGATCGGTTCGCCCGCCTCATCATCTGCAGGCCTGGCAATCAGGGTTTCGGGGCTGCACCAGGCGGCCGCGATTTCATCGGAAACCTGCACCAGGTCGCCGGGGATATAAGACAGGTTGGGGCCTGCCATGGACTGCAGCATGCGCACTTTCGGCATGGCTGAAACTCCCAGATTGAATGTGAAGAAAGGGGGGGCCAGGTTGCCCTGGCCCCACCGCTCGGCCGCCGGCGCCGCTTAGGTGGCGCTGTTGGCGTAGTGCTTGATGGCGTTGTAGGTGGCGTGAATATGCGCCGAACCCGAACGCATCATGGCGAGGAAGCCCACCTGGCCCTTTTTGGCGTAGGCGGAATCGGTGAACCGATAGAGCCAGATCTCCGACACATCACGGATGATGAACTTGGAGAAATCGCCAAACAGGATAGACTTGGCGTTGGCGGCCATGTTCGCCATGTTCTGGTTGATGGTGTAGCGGTAGCCCAGGATGTTGTCCGGCTCATCCTCGGTCAGGCCACCCTGCCACAGCGGACGATTCTGCGAATCCTTCAGCTTGCGCAGGGTTTTCAGGACCGAATCATTGAACATCCAGCCGACATTCGGGCCGATGCGGTAGCCCGGATCAACCGAATGGATCAGGTCCACCAGGTCATCATAGATGACAGTGGTGGTCTGGCCGGTGGTGCCGGTCTTGCCAGCGGTGGTACCCGTTACCACACCTTCCGGCTGGCTGCTGCCTGTGCCGGTGGTCGCGTAGGTGTTGGTGGTACGGGCCAGGCGATCGGCAAGCGCCTTGCGGATATAGGCCTCCAGGTCAATGCCGGTGTCCTGCAGCAGTTCCACCGGCACGGCCACGCCCTTGCTGCTGAACTTGTAGACGCCCAGCGCCTTGGTGCCGAATGCCACATCCTGGTCCGTGGCGCTCGCGTTTTCCGCCAGCATTTCGCCAACCTGGGCGGTTTCGTCCACCGTGGGCCAGTCGATAGCATTGCCGCTGTCCGTGGTGATCAGCTGCGCGGCATTGCGGACCCCGCCAATCTGCTTGATTTCCTCGAGCAGAACGTCGCTGAACGTGCGCGGCACGGTGTAGCCGCCTTCCGCCGGCGTGGTGGTGGACATGGTGTTGGCGATGCCAGCCGCCTGGCGGGCCGCCTGCAGATCCTGCTGCAGCTGGTCCGTGATGGCTTCGCGGCCGCCACGCATGAATGCCAGCATGACTGCACTTTCAGCCTGGGCCACGTCCTGGACTCGGGCCAGGGTGGTGCCGAGTTCGCCGGCGCGCTGGTCGATCACCTTCGACTCTGCGGCGATCATGTCCAGCATCTTCTGATTGCGCTTCATTTCCGCATCGATCTTGTCGATATCGGAATACATCGCATTCAGCTTGGTTTCGTGGTCATCAGTCCAGCTGGCGCTGTTGTCCTCGACCAGCTTGCGGGCGGCCGCGACGGCTTCGGAACGCTTCGCCCGCAGTTCCTGCATGGTGCGCATGGTATCTCCTTTCGCGCATAAAAAAAGCCCGCAGGTGCGGGCGTGTTACGGAAAAGGGGGCCGCCCCTATCCGATCTTTTCCAGCATGGCCAAGCGGCGCAGGTGCGCCTGGGCCGCGTTCTGGTTGGGCTGGGTGTCATCGCCGGCGGGACTGCCGGGATTAGGTTCTGCCGGCTGCTGCAGCGCTGCCGGCGCGTTGGCGTAGGCCGCCAGGTTCCACGATGCCTTGGCCGCCTTGCCGTCAATGATCTCATCGGCAAAGCCGTTGGCCTTGGCTTCGTCTGCCGTCATCCAGGTTTCGGCATCCATCCAGGCCTGCAGCTGGTCCCGCGTTTGGCCGGTCGCTTCCTCGTAATCGTCCAAAATCGAGTTATCGACCTTGCCCAGCAGCCCGGCCATCTCGGTCATGTCGCGCTTGTCGCCGATGACCAGGGACCAGGCGTTGTGGATCATGAAGAATGCGCCCTGCACGATCTGCACATTGTCGGCTGCCAGCGCGATATAGCTTGCCGCCGATGCAGCCAGGCCATCCACGCGCGCGGTTATTTCCGCCTTGTGGTCGCGCAGGGCAGCCACGATCGCGCGGGCCTCGAATACGTCGCCGCCTGGCGAATTGATGCGCAACGTGATCTTGTCGGCATCGATGCCGGCTAGTTCCCGGATGAAATCGCGCGCCAGGATGCCATCCCATCCGCCGATGGCGTCATAAAGCCAGATCTCTGCCGGCGCATCACCCTTGGCCTGCACCACGCGAAAATCACGGGGCTTGCCCTGGTTGTCGGCAAATAACTGCAACAAGCGTTTCATTTCCGTGCCCTCAACCTTCAGTCCCGGTGCCAGGTTCATCAGCCGGCGGTGGGTTGCCGCCCGCGGGTTGTTCCTGCGCGTCATCGTCTTTGCCCTCGCTCGGTTTGGGATCTTCGGGCTTGGTGCCCGTGGAAAGGCGGTCGGCGGCCGGGTCATCGATGCGCGGCAGGTTCTCTTTGCGGCGCACATCGTTTTGCGTCATCCAGCCCGGGCCGCTGCTGCCGCCCAGCGCCTGGCGGAAGTAATTGCCGCGTGCGGTGGAATCCGCCTGCAGCAGGCCGTCATAATTGAATTCGACAAAGAACCGGCCCGATCCCAGCAGCTTCCGGTTTACTTCCTGTTCAATCTTGGTGCCGTGCTGCCGCAGGCAGTAGGTGCGGAAGCCGATGCCCTGCGATTCAATGCCGGTGCCCCAGCTGCTGTTCTTTTCGCTCTCGCCAATCATCACCGGCGGCACGCCGAACGCGCGGGCGATATCGATGACCTGGAATTTACGCGCTTCCAGCAGCTGCGCATCTTCCGCGCTAAGGCTAAGCGTTTCGATTTCCCCGCCCTCGGTCAGGACGGCCGGCGCGTGGGCGTTGGCCAGGCCGCTGTGCTTCTTTACCCAGAAATCCTTCAGCTGCTGCACCTGTTCAGTGGTCAACTTGCTGGGATATTTCAGCACCACATCTGGCCGCACCCCGTTGGCAAAGAAACGGGCGCTGTAATCTTCAGCAGCAATGGCAATGCCGATGCCCTGCCGTGCCGCATGTGCAATGACCGATTTGCTGCGGCCTGTGGTCAGACTGAAGCCGACTCCCGGGATATGCAGGATGTCGCCCTGGTCAACAGCAATCCAGCGACCATCTGGCAGCAGAACGGTATAAATCCAGAGATTGCCGCGCCGCTGCACATGCA